TCTAGGAGGTCCTGCAGGATATGTAGCTCCATACGCATTTGGTATTCCAATCGTTGAAGTTCCACTTCTTCCAGAGACACAAACTGGTACATACGCAAGCCCATCAGGATCACACGGAGATGTCCACTTGACATTCCCTAACAACGTGGTAATTGGTGTAAAGCGTGACGTAACAGTTTACCGCTTCTTCTGGCCACGTAAGGACTCAATTGAGTACACAATGTATACTCGTGTTGGCGTTCAAATCGAGCAAGCAGACGCTTGGGTAGTTGTAAAGAACGTTAAGATCGCTTCCTAATTAGGAATTAATCTAAGAGAAGCCCCCAATTAATTTTGGGGGCTTTTCATTTTAATTATACAATGCTATAATGGTTTTACCTAGAAAAAGGAGTAATAAATGTCTTTTGACACATTAAAGGTCGGAGAGCTAAAAGCAATTGCAGAAGATTTCGCAGTTGAAACAGAAGGACTTAAGAATAAGCAAGACATAATTGCAGCACTATCAGAAGAGGGTGTTACATACGAAGTGTATACTAAAACACTAAAGGATGTAGAAGATGCAAAAGAGGAAATTGAAATCCTCCCAGTATTTGATCCAAAGGCAGAGCGTACAGAAGATACTGTACTAGTTAGAATGACAAGAGCAAACTTTAGGTATGATATTTTGGGACACACGTTCACACAAGAACACCCATTTGTAGCAATGCATAAAGATTCTGCTCAAGAAATTTTTGATATAGAGGAGGGGTTTCGTTTAGCCACACCAAAAGAAGTACAGGATTATTACGGCTAATCTTAACAACACAAAATGGAAATTATAGTAGGAACAAATGCTCCAGTAAAGCAAAGAGTCTTTTGGAAAGGCGGCATATCTAGAGCAGATTCACTTCCAACAGTTAAGTTTTATGACATAACTGAAGACCCAGCAGTTGCTCCATCTATTAATCCATTAACTCTTTTACACACACAAACAGCAGAAGAAGTAGACACAGACTTTGGGGTATACAGCGTATACCCACCATTGACTCTTACAAACAGACCTAGATCATTAAAACTAATATGGGAATATCGGGTTGATGGACAGTTAGTAACAAAAGAGCATAAAATTTTTGTTGTAACTCCATACGCAGATTTAACGCAGGCAGCAGATGCATTAGGGTTTGGATTTGATCAATCTGACCCAAACTATAAAACATTTGCTGACTTGGTTGCTGCAGAGCGATATGCTAGAAAGTTAATTGAAAATTATACTGGACAGCAGTTCCATTTATATGATGATGTAAATATTGTTTATTCAACTGGTGCAGATGTTTTACCATTGCCTCAAAAGATTAACCAATTACACGAACTTTATTTAAATGACATGCTTTTGGTTGACACTATTAACAACATTAATAATTTAAATATGCCAGTTTCGGTATCTGAAAGTGGATTTGGGCTAAGAGTTGATAGATCAAACGCTTTAGACAATGTGGTATATTACGCAAACGGAATGATTCCTCCAAGCATTAATGATAGCGGAAGAGGTATATTTGTAAACGGCGGAACATACAGAGTTGCTGGTAGATATGGTTGGCAAAATGTACCAGACGAAGTAGAGCTTGCCTGTATTGAATTAATGAGAGACTTTTTTTCTAAAGATAAAGAGTGGCGCAATAAATACATAAAGAGCATACAGACATTTGACTGGCAGTTCCAATACGATACATCAGCATTTAGCGGCACAGGAAATAACTATGCAGACCAGCTATTGCTACCATACGTCACAAACAAGATGGTAGTTATTTAACATGAACAATCTGGTCGATTCTATTTTCAATATGAAAGTAGATATATATATGCAAGAAGACTATCAGGACCCAAATACTGGTGCTATTAAAAAGTCTTGGATATATGAAAAGACACTCCCTTGTTTTGCAAAAGGAATGATATCTAACTCATCTTCTGCAAGAAGCGGAGACAATAGGTCTATATCAATTAAATATGAAAACACTCAAACTATAGAAATTAGAACACAAACACCAATTACGTATAGACAAAAAATAACTAACATTAAAGATTCTTCCAACAATGTAATATGGTATGAATTAAATTACCCAAATGATACACCCACAGTCTTTGAGATAGTAAGCTCAACACCAATCACAGATCCGTTTGGAACACTTATGGCATACAATTCAATTGCCAAAAGGTCGGAGAACCAGATAATTGGAGACTAACGGAGTAGCACTACTACAAGCAGCCTCTGGCCTAGAAAGATTCATGGTTGGTTCATCTGCCGCTGGAGTTATTAAAGACAGTAACGTAGCACAGATATCTGCATTCTTATATTACCAAGCAAATGTAGCAGCAAAGCTTACGTCAAACAAAGCATTTCAAAGACTTTTTAAAACTACAATATTTAATCAAATAGACAAAGACTTTGGACTATTTATAGACTCTCAAGCACGTACAAAGCCAAAATCATTACACCATGTATATGAATGGAATAAAACTGGTCAGACTACTGGTAGATTATTTAAATTAAACAGAATGGATTCAATTGGACTTTCATTTAAAATTAACTATGATTTAAAATTATCTAAATCTTCCGTGCCGACAAAAAATAGAAAACAAAAGAGTAGATACGTTTTTGCAAATAAAGCTGCAGTAATGGAAAAAGGCATGCCAATTACAATCAGACCAAAATCAGCTGAAAGGCTGGTATTTGAAATTGATGGAGAAGTTGTATTTATGCCAAAGGGCAAGTCGGTTACAGTAAGAAGTCCAGGCGGTAGAGCATCTACCAATCAATTCAATCTTGCATACAGCAGATATTTTAGTGGGCCTATGGTATCTCATTCTATAAAGGCGTCTGGATTTCAAAATATATTTGGATCTAAGTTTGAAAAGGCAATGAGAGTTCCTTCTTCTATATCCAAGGTGCGTTATTCTTTTAGTCCAGGTACAATTAGACTACAGGCGGACTCAGCATTAACTGAACAATTTGGAGGGGTAGCATAATGGTAAACTATAATATAGATGCAATGTATGAAATTAGAAAGCACTTGTGGCAAGAACTGATACTAAATAGTCTAGTTGATCCTAATTCATACTATAGCGATAATTTAGGAGAAGCAATAATTCCAATTATCCCAGTTCAGCAGGCTCCAGAAATGAGTCAATTTTTAAGCGGTAAGACCCACATTGTTTATGACAAGATAGGGAGCACCTACGAAGAGAACTGGATGATATGTTGCGAAAAGATATCATTTACAATTTACTCAGTAGACCATGCTGAAATAAATGCCATTAGGAATATGATGATGGACGTATTTAGAAGAATGGACGATTCAGCCAAAGACTTAAATAGGTCAAGGTCTACAGACAAGATAATATTCCACAATACTTTAATTGTAGACATGTCTCCCACAGAGCCATCCGAGGAGTTGGCAGGCTTTTTAGCCGCAGACGTAATACTAGAAGTTAAATACTCAAGAACAGTGGGGCCAAACGGTAGATTTGATTAGTTTGCCTTTTGGTTGATTGTAAGATAAAATTATACCAAGAGGAAATGAGCCTAGCCAGCTTGATTTAAAGATTTAAAGTAAGTCAATATATATATATATTTATTTAATAATGGAGGTAGTAAAACATGGCAAAGTATAACAATGCTAAAAATATTCTTGTTGGAGCTTCACCGCTTTTCTTGTCTACTAAAGACATCACAACAGCAGGATACGTAGAAAACATGGAGCCTGGTTCAGTTGCAGGCGTAGCTTTCGATAACGAAACTACATCAGGAACCCCAGCAGTTAAGACAGCAGGAAAGTCTTACACAGAAACTCTTAATACAGACGCTACAAACAAGTTTCGTAACGTAGGTTACACAAATAACGGTCTTCAAATTACATACAACCCATCATACGGTTCAGTAACAGTAGATCAGCTTCTTGATACAGCAAAACTTTTCAAGGAGTCAATGGAAGTTATGATCGCAACAGAAATGGCAGAAGGTACTCTCGAGAATATTCTAGCCGTATTTGGTCAGGGAACATCAACTTTATCAACTACAGGATCAAATGCTGCTCAAAAGAGCACACTTGGTCTAGAAGCTGGTGCTCTTGGACAAGCTCCAAATGAGCGTCAATTAGTTGCAGTCGGTGCAGCACCACAAGGTGGTTCAGCATCAGCCGATGGTACACTAGGTTTGATTACTGAGCGTGTATATTATGCACGTCGTGTTCTTTCTGTACAACAGTCACAGTTCTCTTTGGCTCGTAACGCAGCATCTACATTCCCAGTAACATTCCGTTTGCTTCCAGACGGTTCTAAGGTAGGTCAGGAATACGGACTAATCATTGACCGTATCATCTCAACACACGCATAATTAATATACATTAATTAATAAAACCCCCCTAAGAAATTAGGGGGGTTTTATCATTGTATTGGTATTTCTGATATGATACAATAATTAAGACGAGATCCTAGGAGGATTTAAATTGGCAACAACAGTATATGATGTAGAAGAGATTCAACTACAAAATGGCGCAACCGTAAAGTTAAAGCCTTTAACAATTAAAGAGCTTAGAAAATTTATGGCAGCTATTGCAAAGACGGCAGAAGTAACTACAGAAGATGAGACGCTAACCATCCTAATCGATGCTTGTGCAGTAGCACTAGAGAAGCAGCTTCCAGATTTGGTAAAAGATAGAGAAGCATTCGAGGATACCCTTGACGTTCCTACAATTAACCGTATCCTTGAAGTTTGCGGTGGAATTAAGATGGACGATCCAAATTTGTTAGCAGCAGCGGTTCTAGCTGGTCAGAACTAGATCTAGCTGCATTAGAAGGAGAAGTATTTCTAATAGGAAACTATAAGAATTACGAGGAATTGGAAGACAACCTTTCAATGCCAGAATTGATTCAAACTTTTAAATCTATGCAAAAGTCTGAATCAGAAAAAAGAAAGTTTTTGGCCGCAATACAAGGCGTAGAACTTGATGACGCCGAAGAACAAGAAGAAAGCAAGAGCTTTGAAGATGTAAGAAGAAAGGCTCTTGGAATAACTGCAAGTGCATCTGATGTTGTTTCATTACAAGGTCAGTTTGCTTCAGAAGCAGGGTTTGGTATCGGAGCGGGACTCGGATACAAAAAGGAGTAAGTAGTTGGCAGATCAAAATATAGTTACCAACATAACTGCGACGGCTAATTTTTCTAGTCTAACAGCGCAGTTACAAGCGGTTACTTCTCAACTCTTAAAACTCCAAGCTACAACAATTGGTTTAAATAAAAATTTAACTAGCCAAGTTGGAGTAATGAATCGTCAGTTTGACGAAACCATGCGCTCCACTGGCCAGTTTGCCAGACACTTTGTAACATTAACTTCAGACGTATCTAAGTTCGGACAGAACCTAGATAGCGGAAGAATGAAGCTAGGGCAATACTTTAGAACCTGGCAAGGACATACACAAAAAACTAGCTCATTAATTAGAGACTTAGCTAAACAGCAAGTAATGCTTGAGAACGCAATCATACAGCCGTTAGGTAAAAACGCTCAAGGATTAATGCAATACAACGTAATGGTTCAATCTGGACTAGACGCAACAAAAAATAAGTCTGCATTATTAAGACAAGAACTATCCATTATGAACAAGGTAATGATGGATGGATCAAACCAGCTTATTAACTGGGGTAAAAATACTCAGTGGGCAGGTCGTCAGTTAACAGTCGGATTAACTGTGCCTCTAGCAGCATTTGGTATGGCTGCCGCAAAAGCATTTAGACAAGCAGACGAAGAGCTTGTAAGACTTACAAAGGTTTATGGCGGACTAACTGCAACATCAAGCGCTGATCTTCTTAAGGTTCGCAAAGATGTTATGGCATTATCAAAAGAATTAGCTTCTGGACTAGGAGCAAACTTTACAGAAACTATTGCTTTAGCCGCAGATATTGCCGCAACTGGTAAAGAAGGCGTAGACCTTCTAGACTCTACAAGACAAACCACAAGACTTGCAATTCTTGGTGAAGTAGATAGACAAGAAGCAATGAAAGCAACTCTCGCAATTCAAACCGCATTTGGACAAAACACAATGCAGTTAGCAGAGTCAATTGACTTCCTGAACGCCGTTGAAAACCAGACCTCAACAACTCTAGATGATTTAGTAACAGCTATTCCAAAAGCTGGCCCAGTAGTAAAAGCACTTGGCGGAGATGTAGAAGATCTTGCACTTTATTTAACTGCAATGCGTGAAGGTGGAATTAACGCATCAGAAGGTGCCAACGCATTAAAGTCTGCATTAGCATCTGTAATTAACCCAACAAAAGTTGCAAAAGAAATGTTTATGGGATTGGGAATTGATTTAGCTGGGATAGTAGATAAAAACGCTGGCAACTTAACTGGAACAATTATGGCACTCAAGGATTCTCTTGACTCACTTGAGCCACTACAAAGAGCCAGAGCAATTGAACAACTATTTGGTAAGTTTCAGTTTGCAAGAATTAATGCATTGTTTGAGAACTTAGGAAAAGAAGGAAGCCAGACCCTACAAGTATTAGACTTAATGAAGGCTAGCACAAAAGATCTTGCTAGTATATCTGAGCGAGAATTAAAAGCACTTACAGAATCAGCATCTGGTAAATACAGAAGAGCACTTGAATCTGTAAAAGCAGAGCTTGCAGTAGTAGGAGAGCAATTCCTAAAAGTTGGAGCATTTGTATTAAATGCAATCGATGGAATTTTAAAGTTTATTGGAAACCTTCCAGCACCAATTAAGGCTGTACTAGGATTTATTGGAAGTCTTACAGCAGTTGCTGGTCCTATTATTATGTTAACTGGTGTACTTGCCAACTTCTTTGGATATATCATTAAAGGAATACTTGCCCTAAAAAACATTGGCAAGGGTGGAACAGGATTTAAGTTATTAACTCCAGAATTAATGGCAGCTGAGGCTGCTGCAAAAAATGTAGAACAATCATTCTACAGTGACACAAAAGCAGCAGCTACGTTTTCTGATGCAGTTTTAACACTAGCAGCATCATTTGAAAAACTAAAGCAAAGCGCAATGTCATCTACCGTTGCAACTAGCAACAGTATGTCTACCGTAGCTGGTAACCCAGTGATGCGAGGCGGGGGAAGAATTGTAGACAAAGATAACCCTCTTGTTGGCAAATCATATTCAAGAGACATGTCCCATGTTATTCCAACTGGATCAAAAACTGCAGAACAAAGAGCAAGCGAAACAATATTCTCTACAGTTCCTGGACCTAAGCCAGTAAACCTAAGACTTTCAAATTCACCACAGACATACATGAACGATGACCTTCCAAGAATTCCTGGAGTTACTTCAGTTAACGGAGTATCAAATGGAATAGTTGCAGCAGAAGCCGCTAAGTGGCATTCCATGACTGCAGCTTTGGCAATGCAGTCTAAAGCAGAAATAGCATTACTTAAAACTGAAATTGCTGCTACTGGAACAGTAACAGCATCACTATCAGATTCATATCAAGCATTGCTTCCACAAATGACAAAGATAACTTCTTTAGCAGCAGACGAAACAGCATTAATTGTTAAGCAATTACAAGCTGGTAAAATTACAGTAGAGGCAGCTAGAGCTAAAATATTTGCATTAAATGCACAAGTAGAAGTTATGCTAGCTCAAACAGCGCAAGGTGTAGCTACTGCTCAAGCAAGAAACATAAACTTGGGAATGGTTCCGCTTACATCTCAACCAGTAGTAGGCGCAGCTGGCAAGTCAAACATGAAAGAGCTTTTCCATAAGTCAGAAACTTCTAAACTGGTAGATTCAATTGCACGTGGTCTTGGTGTTAGAACATCTGGTGCTGGTTACAGTATTCAAACAACAAAGCCTAGATTTAATGCTGGCGGAAAAATTGAAGACTTTGGTCAAAACAAAACTCGGGTAAGCGGTCCTGCATCTATTACATATGACGATAGAATGGGCAGTATTCCATTAGGTGGATATGTATTAAATCAAGCGGCATCTATGGATCCAGCAAATGCTAAATTAGTAGCAGCAGCACCATCAACTCATAATAACAGCGGTAGCAATATAACTGCTTTGCTTACACCAAAAGAAACAGTATTTGGTCCAGGAATTCAAGACAATCCAGAATTATTAGCAGCAGTAGATGCAGCAAATAACGGAAGACCACTTCCAAGACGTATGGGTGGTGGAAAGATTAATCTTTCAACATCTAATTATGGAGCAATAAATCCAGCAGTAATGGTTAAAATTTTATCACAATTATTTAAACGCAATCCAAAACTTTCAAGGGAAATGCTTCGAGGCAGAGATATTTCTTTGTCTGGTGCGGAAGCTAGAGCATATCAGGAAAGTGTTTTTGGAACTGCTCTTAGATCATCATCTAAAGAATTAAGCAGACAATATTATTTTGTAGGAAATTGGGGCGGAAGATTAAGGGCAAGTGTCAATACAGCTCTTTCTCATGGTGCTGCTAAAAAGGCTGATATTGTAAGCGATTTAATGCATGGATC